CCTTGTTCAGCAGGTACTCGTAATTCCCCAACGCATCAATAACGGCCAGCGAGTACACCGACAGGAAGTCGGTGGGGCAAGACAGATACTTGTTGGCTGACGAAACCGATCCCGTAACGTTTTTTCGGATCGATGGAAACTGCACCGTGTTGTAGATGCGCTGCTCGGCCTGTTCAACGAACACCGGGATGTTCGCAACAAAGTCCTGTTCAAAGTTCTGCGTGTAATCGCAGATAGCAGCAGTCAACTCGGTGTAGTTCATCTAAACCTCAAGCCATCGGGCCGCGAGTTTTAATGCCCTTGGTCGCGGCACCGTAACCGCGCATGGTCTGTTCGCCATTACGGTTAACGGGAGGACAGTTGCCCTTGCTATAGCCGCCAACAGACATGTCCAACTCGTCCATGAGCTTAGCACCCGAGACCGTAGGGATTGCGTTGGTCACGTTGACCGCCTTGCCAGTCATCGTGTGAGGCGTGGCATAGACATCGGCAGAGCCAACTTCTTTGCCCATCCGCTTGTCGCTGAATTTAGCCATGATTAGCCTCCGCGTTGATTCTTTGCACGCGCCATGTTACGGCCCATCGTTTTCATGGCCATAGAAGTGACGCCGCCCTTCTTGAGCTTCGTCATCGGCTTGCCCTTGTGCAACGCCTTTTCATGCTTGTGCACTGCACCAGCAATCATCTTCTTGTCTTGGGCCAAATCTTTCTTGTCCATGTTTGACTCCTTACGTCGTTACTACCGTGATTGTGCCTAAATTAACGGTTAAAACCAAGTTATTTGGAGTTAAACCCGCGTCATTGGCTCTTGAACCACCAACGGGGTTCCACCCCCACTGGAACACCCTGCTACCACCCTCTGGCGTCCCTGCGGCATCAGTTGCCGTAGTGCCCGTACTAACAATCTGCAACCCGTTATTGCCAGACACAAGATAGCTAACGTCGGGGCGAGGCTCCCGAACCGCCTGCGGGTCATTGACCGGATACATACCCAACTGCAACTGAGGCTGATCTGGGTCCCAACAGGTTGGGCAGACCTTGATGTTGTAGAGTTTTGTCTTAAGAACCTGCTTCTTAAGCTCCTTGAGCATGTACCGCTGACCGCAGCGGTCACACTCTGCAATTGAGTACTTGCCAGAGGCAAAGCGGTTGGGCACACATCACCTCAATAGAACAACTGCCGAGGCACAAAACGATCAGGAGCCTTCTCGCGGTCTTCCTGAGATGCCAATAGCCACTGCTGTTCGTACTCGCCTTTGAGCATCACCACTCGATCCGGCGGGATCTCCATGCGTTTGGACGCGACGTAATATGCCAAGCCAGCCACCAAACAGGGAATCAGACGGAAAGGGATGTCCTGAACATTCACGCCGTTGCCCGCGTCTTGCAGGCGGCGCATACGCCAGTACACGAAGATGTACTGGTCGCCCGGAGCATTTGGCGTAGGCCAGACATTGATGCAGGGCAGATTCGCCACCGCAATCGCTGCGCCGTTGGAATGAGCCGCTGCCGTAGTGTCGTTCTGGCCCCGGAAGCAGTTCAGAAGCTGATTGCCATCGACGTTCTGATAGACAATGGTCTCATTATCGATGTTGATGCAACCAGCCGCAGGCAAATCGTAGGCGTTGCTGACGGTGATCGTGGTGTCCGTAGCCGTAATCGCCCCGTTCAACGTCACACTCGTGTTATTGATCGCGCCCGTCTGGCGATTGATCCACACCTGAATCGGACGCCCTTGCGCCAGCTTGTTGGGGATCGTGGAGTACGTCGGCTCGGAGATGCGGTTGATGTTGATGTCAGTCTGGTTCAAGCCGTTGGCCTGAGTGCGAATGACTTGATCAAGCAGGTCAATAGTGTCAGTGGGGTAAGGATAGATTGCCTGACCCGTGTTCATCACGATCTGGCCTTGCTCCACCGTCCACAAATTGATACCACGGTTTGCCCACTCGATGGTGAGCATGTTCAGCGAACGGCGTGCGGTACGGAACTCATAGCCCGTACGGATCTCTAGACCCGCACGCTCATACGCTTCCTCCATGATCTCATTGAGATCGAGGTTAAACGACGTGAGTCCAGTAGTAACCGCCATTTACTTCTTCCCAAGACCTTTGAGGGTCTGAGCCAGACGTGCGCGTTGGCCCATTTTGCCCGGAGCCTTGGCCGCAGCAGCCAACTTCTTAGCAGGGATAGGCTTGTCGCCTTTAACGCCAAGAGCAGCGCGCAGAGCACCGGGTTTCTTAATCGCTTCCTGAATGAACTTGACGCTGCCGCCTTTTTTCATGCTTTCAACACCACGGCCCTTGAGGATGTCAGCTTGAGTGACTTTGCCGTCGCCCGTGAGGTCAGGAAATTTGCTTGCCATTATCGGTACCTCGATGTTTTTGCTGCCACTTTAGGCGGCTGCTTTACGAATTGCTTCCCGGCAGCTTTGCCCGCACGCTTCGCACGCGTTGTTGCAGCGTACTCAGCAGGGCTGAGGCTTTTGATCGCAGACTCTGGAAGATATCTTTCACCCGTGTCAGAAGAGCGTTTGCCACTTTTAGTCCTCCACTTTTGAGCGGTCCAGTCCTTCAGAGATTTCTGCGGGGCCTTCACGATCAGTCCTTGTACCCGCCACCCTTGGCCTTGTACTGTTTAGCCAGAAGCTGCGCCTTACGCGCGCTCCACTGTCCAGCACCGGTGCCCTGCACCGCCCGAGATTTGATGGACTCGAACAGCGACTTGCGCATACCGGGCTTGGTGTAGTTGCCCGCCGCGTTGACCTTACCACCCTCAGCGTACTGAGTGAAGTCAGTGTCGTCCCGACGCTCTTTACGAGCGCCCTTGGGCATCTTGCTGGATCGGATCGCGCCCATCCCACGGCTGGCCATCATGGCTTACACCATCTTTCCGCGAGTCTTGCCCTTGATGCAGCAACCATCGGCACGCGACGATGCGGAGCCACCAGCAGCCATTTTCTTGGGCTTAGATGCTTTAGGAGCCGGTTTGACCGAACCGCCGTCGATGTCTTGCGGAGGGGGCGTGCCCGAACCGACATCGTACGTACCGTCTTTGACGGCAGGCTTCTTCTTTTCCAGCATGTCCATCATGTCCATAACGGACTCCTTAGCAGGCTTTGCCGCCGCGCATCATCTTGACCATAGCGCCCTTGGTCTTACCTTTAGCGGCAATACCATCAGCACGGGCAGAAGCAGTGCCGCCCTTTTTCATGCCCATAGGCATGGCGGGAGCCATCGCGGTGTTAGCCATAGGAGTGGGCTTTTTCATGCCGTCCTTAGCGGTGCTCATGCCTTTTTTCATCACGGGTTTACCCATTTTCGAGACAGCCATACGGCCTCCTTCTTTAAAAGTTTTGCCTTTATCGGCGGTTACAAACTCTTTCCCAACACTCTGCGGCACTCCCGCTTTTTTGGCGAACGACGGGTTGTTGGCCACCGCCGCCATAAAGTTGTGCTGTTTCTTACTGCTGCTCGGCATATCAGACCTTGATGATCCAACCTTTGCCAACGACAAAGCCGACGGCCAGCAGGCCAACAAAAATAAGAAACTTCTCGACGACAGTCTTGCCGACCTTCTTATAGAACTCCCCAGAGAGTTCTTCAAGGGCAAGCTTCGCTGCTTCTTTGGCGATCAGTCGTTCGCGGTCAGTAAGTTCAATGTTCGACATGTCAGCACTTCCACGCCCGCAAGGACTTGTTAATCCGGGAGTTTGGGTCGTTCGCGGTCTTGGCCGAGGTGAGCTTCTTCTTCATACCACTCATCCTTGCACAAAAGGAGTCGCGCCTTGACCCGCCCTCTGGTTGCGGAGGTTTTAGGTTCATCCCTTGGGCCTTCGCAGAGGCGCGCCCCTTGGCGTTCAGACCACCCTTCTCGGATTTGCCTTCCTTGCGTTGCCATGCGGGCGACTTAGCCATAGTACAAGGTCACCGCAGAAGCGCTGCCGGTGTCGCAGTAGACGCCGTTGTCGGCGCGAATGCCTTCGCCGGGGATCACCACCGTGTGGCACCCAGCCGCAGTCACACCCAGCTTGAGCAAAACATTGCCCGAAGCTGCGGACGCGTTGTCATAAAAGATGATGGGGTTAGCAC